CCGTGAACAAATGGTCTAGGGATAGGCCTCCAGCGAGGATTATTGAGATATCCCCACTTGTTACGCTGAGGTATGAAGGGCCATGGGCCCCTATTTCTATCGTCTCTCCAGTCAGCCATTAGGATTGATCTACTCCTGGAGCACCTATGAATATCTGACCGTTGAAGTTACAGATAGCACCTGCTATTGGCTGAGCAGTTGTTACCTGCCATACTTTATCTTCGGCTCTTCTTATAACAGCAACTGCTCCATTGCTCATGTAGATGAAGTCGTAGAGGTCAATAGCAGACCATATAATACCTACAGCTAAGCCAGCTAATACAGAAACAAGTGATCCAGCAACTAATTCATAAATCTCAGTTTCACCACAGACTACTATCGTATTAGTAAACACAAACATCTGTGGATATGGGAAAGGGTCAGTTATTAGAGCTGTATCAATTCTGCTAAGATTAAGATTGCTGAGCACCTGTAATATGCTATCAAGACCAACAGCACCTTCACATTTTGTTAGATACTTCACATTCCTTGGATTTCTTCTAGATGTACGAAGACCTCTTGACAAATCTGTAGGAGGTATAGTGAATGAAAACTCACCACTTGGCAAGGTAGGCATTACAACTCTCCATGACTATTATCTTTGACATTAAGTGACGAGAGATCCCTGTTAGGTCTATCAGTAAGCTTGAAATCAAGACCTTTGGCAGTACTTAGCCTTTCCCTTATTAAAGGTACTGACTTACTTAGTATATCTTCGTACTTCATACCAGGATTTGTGCCTTCAACCTTCTCTACAATTGAAGCTACCAGTTCCTTGTTCTTGGCAAAGTCTGGATACTTTTCGTAGAAGCTTCTGTTAAGCTTTAGTAGTTTAGTCTGATTAACTATTAAATTACCAACTACCTCTGGAAGTAGCAACAGAGCTTTCTCCACAGCCTCATTGATAATGCTTTGACGTTCTTCTTCGGTAATCATAGTTCGAACCAAAATAAATCGAACTTTTACATTAAGCCAAACTTCTTCATCCTCTCCTCAAGAAACAAGCCGTCATGAGCTGAGTAATGTCTGCGCTTCTTACCAGTAGGCTTAAACCCATGCTCGACGGCGTTAAGTAGTCGTCCCTGGGCCTTGGCCTTTGCCTTTGTCGTACTCTTTGCCTTTACTCCTCCTGGAGTTGACACCCTGTATCCATTTACTTTCTTTATTCTGACTGGCATTTTCAGTTCTCCCAGACCGAGAGTGACATTTACGTCACTTTCTCCTAATGATTCTCATTTAACCTTCCATGTCATCAACTTCAGCTATCAGCTCTTCAACCAAGTCATAGCTGAGACGAGTTAGTTCACCATCTATTCCACGATCAAGAACATCAAGCATTGGTTTGTTACTGCTTGCTATGTAAGTTTGACGAACAGCTGCTTGAATCAATAGCATTGGATGGACAACTGACCAATAGTTCTCATCATCATCTGCTTCAAGCTGCCTTGAGTAGAATAGGCCAATTACTTCAACAAGTGATATTTCCTCCACAGGTTTTGACAATATCACTGCATTGTAGTTATGTGCTGTAGGCTCTATAGTACCTACATAATCAACGAAGGTTGCTAAAGTAACTTCAGTGATAGTTTCTGGAATATACCTAGTTATCGTCGGACTATAGTACAAAGGCACTCCATTAACCCACTGAGCTGGAGGCTGAAGGTAGAAAGCTGAGATTAGATCTTGAAGGCGTTTCTTCTCAAGTTGCCATTTGGCAGTAGTTGTAGCTATCCACACTTCCTTGATAGCCCTAGCAAATGGAAATCTGACGTGCCAAGTTCCAGCATCAATAACTCTTGGATAAGTGGCCCAGGTCTTCTGTGTTTCGAGAGTTTTGTCGAGCCACTTGCTACCTTCATTAATGTAGAAGTCAGATCCGTTGTCACTTAGATCTTCATTTACAAGATCGTAGCGACCTGAAATCTCTCTAAACTTTTCCCTAATTTCTCTAAGGTTCATAGCCAACCTCAGCCATTGGAGGTAGACCTAAGCCTACCTCCATAGCAGTCATCACGCCCTTAGCTATGGCTAGGGCGTGAGTCCGTTGTCCAGACCAACACCGTTGAGGACAGCGCACTTCTGAGGAAGCCCAAACTCAAGTCCACACTCGGTAAGGTACTCCTCATTAGTTCCGTCCAGTCTACGGTTGCCATAGCCTTCTGGGTGAGTTTTGGCAGTAGACTCTCCGTAAAAGGCAGTATCGTCAATGTAGCGATACGACAGCTCTTTTGGCTCGAGGATAACACCCATATTACGAGTGGTAGCATCGTGGCTGAAAAGAGGATGGGTTTTCATATAGATCGAACCAAATGGCGTAAGCCACTCACGAATCTGAAGACCATAGGTCTTCTGCCCAGGCATGATATTGATCTGCCCACTTGACATAGCAAGTGCATCAATACCAAGTAAAAAGCCGCTACCACAAAGGCAGAGTTTCTCCTCAGCACCAAAACGGAAGATTCGTTCGAGTGTGGCTTTGAGCCAGATCTCACCACTAGTTGTCCACGCATCTCCTGCGAAGTCAGCATCTAGTGTGTAGTCAACTGCATTGGCAGGCATGAACTGCCGAATGAAGTTAATTACACCCATAGTGGTACGCTCAGGCTTTCCATTGTCTCCAATGTTCTCAGTTCGAATACCCCAGAGAAATGCAAGTTCCATTTCCCAAGAGTGCATCTCGAGGGCTTCAGACTTCGCTTTCTGATACTGATCACCAGTACGAAGCTGAGTCTTGCGAGCAGTTCGAGTGATTGACAGTGGAGTGCGGAAGATCTGAGTGTAGTTGTAGACCTTCGTAGGATTCAGTGCGATAGCATCTGGCATCTCACCACCCTCAGGGTTGATGTTACCGATGATTTTGAAGTTATCGCAATCACTGAGGTCGTTGTCAGGTGAGTTGTCATCTGCTTCGAGCAGCCTGACAGCCAACACAGAGTTGGTCGTTCCTCTTGTCACACCAGTGACTTTTCCAACTACATCTACACGATAGTCAGAAGCATCACGGAGGAGGATCTGGTGTCCTTCACGAATCCTATTTGCAAGGACTGTAGTGACCTGGACATAGAGAACATCACCGATAGCTCCACCAGAAACATATGCAACTGAGAGATCAGGCAAGGTAAAGACACCTGCAACTGCTCCAGCAACTGCACTCTGTTCCTGTGTCCACCAGTGAAATTGAGGATCATCGACTTTTTCAGATCCTAACATCGACAGGATAGCAGTTAGAGGAGCCATCCCATTCGGATACAGATACAAGATCTGCTGCCTCCAATTGAGTGGCCTCTGATCAGCTACCCAATCTCCATTTCCACGCATTCCTAGAAACATAAGTTACCTCATGTGAAAGTTGTTTAAGTAGTACTACGCAGACGTAGTAGGCGCTAGAGTAGTAGGCGCAGCGGTCGTAGGTGCCGCAGTCGTAGGCGCCAAAGTACCAGGAGCTGGAGTGGTAGCTATACCAGGCCAGTCACCGCCACCTAAAGCATGCCACGCTAGACCATCGCTGTAAAGAAGTGCACGATCACACTTACCATCAAAGACAATGTCAGCTACCCAGCATTCTGAGTCTCCTTTGTCAGTGATGGTGATAGTGTTTACAGCACTTGCTTCACGAGCAATGATTGAGTAGAATCGTCCTTTTGCTTCAGCCACTGATGGCAGTGTTAGTGTCAACGCAGCGGCATGAGCATTAGGGCGAACTACATAGTCCCTTGTGGACATCTGATAGTCAGCACCAGGATCGACATATTTGTCGACTACCTCCCTATAATGCTGTTCGTTGTTCTGTTCAAGTCCCATAAGGTTATCTCCCCAAAGTTTTATTCATTTCTTCAAGTTCCGCTTGAAGAGGATCGGCTTCTTGTTTGTCGTCTGCTTTTCCAGCTCTACCACCTTTTACAGGTAGTTTAGGTGCAGCAGATTTCTTATCTTCTTTTACAGGTTCTTTCTTATCAGACTCCTTCTTCTCAGGAAGTTCCAAGCGCTTTCGGACTTCTGGTCCAACACCTTTTATTACCTCATCGTAGGTTTTGTTAGGATCTATAGCAGTTAGTTCCTCGAATACAGTTGCTACAACCTTCTTGAATGGTTTTAGATCTTCGTTTTCAGTGTAGAATTTCTCACTTGTTTCTCTAAGTGAGTTTATTAACTCCATTTGGGATCTGACAGCATTAGGAAGATCCTTATCAAGATTGCCTCGTATGGCAATCATTCCACTCTGATATACCTTGTTTAGGAGCTTGTTGAATTCCTTAGGGTCACGAACTATTTCATCAGGATCTAAATCACCAACAAAGTCCAGTTCTTCAACTTTTGGCTCTTCCTTTTTAGGTTCCTCAACCTTAATCTTGGCAGGCTCAGGTTTCTTAGCTTCAGATTCCGCTAACTTAGTGCGAAGATCAGCTATGGTCTTATCCTTCTCATCGAGCTCAGGTTCAGGCTCTTCTTTCTTGTCGGCTTCTGGCTTAGGCTCTTCCTTTTTATCTTCAGGTTTTGGCTCCTCCTTGATAGGTTCAGGTTCAGATTCAGTCTTGACATCAGGGACAACTTCTGGCTCCTCAACAATACCCTCATCTATAGACTTAATCATCAGATCTATTTCATCCTTTACAGCCATAGTTCCTCCATTATACGTTTAGAAACATAATAAGTTTGTGTTTAACAGTTACGTAAATTACAGTCCATCTTCTGCATAGATGACAGCCACATAGTCCGTGACTAACTTCCTTTTTCTCCTCGCTCACTTTTCTTGTCCTCCAGTATTTGTAGGAAGATATCAGGTAGCCCTAGTAAGTAATCAACTGCTTTTTGCCTTCCGTTTAAGTCTCCCATATGTAGCAGGACAGATGCACTTGATGGATTTTCCTTAGCTGCATCATCTACAATCGACTGCATCTCGAGATTAAAGCCGTACTTCCAGGCCTTGAGTTCCCTGACTATGTCTTTCCACAGAACAGAGGATTTGAGTTCTTCTATTTGATCTTTAGTAGCATTTACCTGAATAGTTTCCATTACTCAGCTCCAACTGGTACAATGTTGCCAGCCTCAGCCTGACGTAGAGCAGTTTCATCAGGCACAACTTGTCCCTCAATTCTACCAACATCCCTCCTAAAATCCTCAACATTCTTCGCACCAAGTTGCTGTGCTATGTACATAAAGATACGAGTTATATCAAATTGACTTACAAGTTCTGGGGTCGTACCTATGACCTTAAATAGATCAATCCATGCCTGAGAGAAGTTGCCTCCAGGTATGGAACCGTCCCTTACGATTAAATCGTAGTTAACCGTTAAGTCAAATGGAGTCACCTTGATACTAGATTTTTGGCCAAGTGTCTTTCTCAGCTGCTCAGCGTAACGTCCGACTATTCGAACATAGGTCTCATTACTCATATATTGCTGAGTATGGATAGCAAACATGGTGCCTATGTCCTGCATAAACTGCATACCGATTATCATCGCTATACGCTGAAGTCTGGATATTGCGCTACCACGAGTGCCTTGGAATTCACTACTTGTTAGACGCTCAGGACCAGTCATACGAAGTGCGCCTTGCATAGACTGATCTGCACCACTTATTCTGTCCATCCACTGAGTTATGTATGCACTGTCTGCGATATTGAGACGAGTAATGTCCTGGACAACGAGCTGCTGTACAACTTTATCAACTCCACGGCCCCAGGCCGGACGGCGTAGACGGATGAGCTTTCCAGGCTTAGGATCTTTAAGGTCCTCAATATTGACAAGAAACGGATCAACAACCAGCATATCATTGATAGCCTTACGCACATTAGCAACGTGCGAGTTGAAGAGGAAATCAAGAGTATGTTGTAGTCCATAAAGAATCTCCATTCGACCTATTGGGGTAATTGAGTAGCCATCGAATTCAGGTGAAGCTAAAGCTACTGGGAACATTCCATGGCTGTGATCAGCTCTTTCACATGCTATAACCACATCATCAGATGCTAGTTCTAAGTACCACTTCTCAGGATATTCACCTCCAGGTAGCTCCCATTCCTTTGGTATGAGTTTAACATACATCCTTATGCGGTCAATAGGATTTGTGGTGTTAGTCATTGATCTGTGTAGATCTGTAGACCCACCATGCCTGGTTAGTCTGTCACTCTGATCAAGTGCCAGTGTAGAGCGCTTGTCACCCTTTTTCCTAAGGTACCTAACATTAAATAGTCCTGAACCTGGCTGAGTTTCCTCATCAAGTAGATTCATGTAGTTACCACGATCTATCCAGCCAACAAATTCAGCTTTCTGAATCTCACTGCTAGAAACAGATGGATCTGGCAGCCACATATAAGGATCTATGTTGCTTAAGTCGTTTCCTTCAAATAACACAGAAGGAATAGACTGGATGTTCCTCTCAGTTTGTACTCCTAACTCTGATACAGTTTCTGTCTCTGATCTAACAAATTTCTTCCCATGTATCTGTCTCCAGCCAGGAACTGCTGCACCGAAGCCGTAGCATAGTGAGTCACGGAGAACCGTGTGAACGTTTAGAGGGACCTTACTCTTTATGCAATGAAGTCTGATGACTAACTCCATTAACATAGCACCTACAGTGTCGCTGTCTTCCACACCTTCATACTGGAACATAGGGTCTTGGAAGAATGCTAGAGTTAGATATGTTAGTAATGCTTCCAGCATTGAATATGAGTATGGAAATACTATTGACACAGGCTTATTTGGGTCTTTCTTCTTTATCTTATCTTCGATTTCCTTGAGTGGGATGTAGGTGGTTAGAGTTCTATCAATTTCCCTCCAATGGCCGTAACGCTTAGATATTTCGTGCCTGGCTTCAGTAGCACGCTGCCATATTCTATCACGAAGTTTATTGTGAAGCTTACTTCCTGGCTTTAGATCTAAGCCGTAAGGATATTCGTAGTTGTAAGTCTCCCTACTGTAAATATCAGATTTCCAAGAAGATGGTTCGCCTCTAACTATATATGGCATTTCATAGTCCGATCAAAAATGGTTCAATCTCACCATGGCTCAGTTGTTGGACCAGGAGTTGTTGGAGGAGTGCTAGTTTCAGGTAATGGTTCGTAGACGTTGATGTCAGCCCAGAGGCCGTGTAGTTCTACATCAGTATCCTCAACATGAGCTTGGACAACCCAAAGTCCTGGCATGTTTAAATCAGTTACAAGCAAATCATAGATCATACGAGTTGAGTCTGCAGGATCTATAGATGCAGTCCAGTAACCAGTTGTTCTGTTAGGACGCTTGAACTTTATTATGAGAGTAGCATACACACTCAAATCAATTCCAGTGTTTACAACTAATCTCGGAGTATCACCTACAAAGGTTTTATCTGCAGAGGCCAAGGTCAATCTCCTTTGTTATAGGTGAGAAAAGTAATAGTTCGATAGGTATAGCTGAGATCAATTCAAGTTCACATATCTCAAGTGGAGGAGCAGTTGTTGGACCTGAAGTTGTAGGCAATAAGGTAGTTGGGGGTAGAGTAGTCGGAACAGGTGTTGTAGGAGCTGGCGTAGTCAGTGGAAGCGTAGTTGGTGATGGAGTAGTAGGTATAACAGTAGTTGGTGGAAGTGTCGTTGGAGGAAGAGTAGTGGGAGCTGGAGTCGTTGGTGCTAAAGTTGTAGGAGGAAGGGTAGTTGGAGGAGCCGTAGTCACACAACCATACAAGCCCTGACGAACTCTATCTATTTCATTTTCAGTTAGAACCTTATCAAATATTAAGACTTCATCAATCTCACCATCCCAGAAGAATACAGGATTGGTATTAGAGTGAATACATGCTATCAGAAATGGAGCAGCAGTTAACGCTATGTTATTTACAGTGGTTCCACTATTCTCCTGTGCTGTTTCAGTTATGTCATCCCAAATCTTTGCATACCATGCCTTTGTAGCATCATCGTAAGAGAATGCAAGGTGGTACCATCTATCCAAGACAGGAGTGAATGTAAATAGGACTATCGTCTCCCAACTACCACCGCCGCTATAACCATGAACATAGGCAAGCCTAACAACTCCACCTACATTCTGCCATAATAGTCCCCAAGATACAGTCCCGTTACCTGCGTCAGCTTTACAAATTAAATATCTGTTTTCTCCTACAGATAAGTTAGATTCACTTCTGAAAGCCATTAAGACAGTGTGGATCTTATTAGTTGTGCCAGACTTAAACGGGAAATTACTTGACAGACCAACATTGTTCCTGCGATAGTGCTGAGATGAACCAAGTTCAAAATCAGCTGCGCAAGCACCTTCCCAAAAATCAGTTGTGTTTTCGGTAGGTGGACTAGCCGATGCAGTTAGATCATTAGCATCCTTTGAGTCTACAGTTAAAGCTCCACTTTCGAATCTATACAGTGCTACAGCGTTAGGATCGTCTGATACGTCGTTGTAGCATGGAGGTTCAGTAGTTGGACCAACCGTAGTGGGAGGTAGAGTAGTCGGTGCCAACGTAGTCGGAGGTAAGGTAGTCGGTGCAGATGTTGTAGGAGCTAATGTGGTCGGAGCAAGAGTCGTAGGAGCCGGCGTTGTGGGAGCTAGCGTAGTAGGTGGCAATGTAGTCGGAGCTGGAGTAGTTGGAGCTAAGGTGGTAGGAGCAGGAGTAGTAGGAGCTAAAGTTGTTGGTGCAAGAGTTGTTGGTGGTAGCGTAGTTGGAGCTAACGTTGTGGGAGGTAAAGTAGTTGGTGGTAAAGTTGTCGGAGGCAGCGTAGTAGGCGGTGCGACAAATGCCTTGTATGAAGCAACTGCCATCGTCCACTCATCGTCCGCTCCAGCCCAACTCATAGTCTGTGGTTGGGCAGTAGTTTGGATGATGTAGCTCGCACCAGCAACACGAACACCTAGATCATGGTCATGGATCAAAGTCTGAGCAGGCGTTAAAAGATCATTTGCCTCGCTCATCTGAACAGAATTGACTAGCTCTCCATCTTCTGTAGGAGTTACAGCAAGACTCGGATCAGTAGAACCAGTACCTCCATTAGTCTGATCTGCTCCAGGAGTTTGATTAGCACCATCGTACCAGGAAGCAAAGATGGATACTGCAGATGTGCCATTTAGGCTGTTGAATGTAATAGATAATTGATTAGATCCGTTAGGTGGATTCTTTAAGCTTAGCTTTGCTACTGTGTGGAATGGAGCTGCAGCAGTCCTGTTCTGCTGCTTATCTATTGTCATCGCCTGACCACCATAAGTGGCAGATGAGACAGTAAATGAAGCGTTAGCTGTTTCCGCAACATCTACCAACAGCAGACCATTGGTTCTAGTGCCAATGTCAAAGGTAAATGTACGAGGATTGACATCCCCAGTGTTGTTCTGCTCAGCTTTTCCAACAAAGGTAATAGGCATCTAAGGATTCCACCCAGCTAACTTCGCAATCATAACCCAGAAGGCCTTTGCTACACTGACTGTTCCATGAGCTGTAACTAAGTGTCCACCGTTGGCCTCAGGAGTCTTGTTTGGACATACTGCAGATATGTTAAGACCATCATCAGGGTAATTTTCCTGCTGGGCCCCAAAACTGAAGGCTACCCCATCTCTGTTATCATAGCAGGAAGATCCATCAGGATTGTGCTGCCCAACACCTGCAAAATCAAACAGTGGTCTGTTATGTAAAGCTGCCCAGAAACGTACTGAGTTGTTGAATTGCTCTGCTTCAGCAGTTCCAATGCTACGGGCGAGGCTACTAGTCCAATAGATGAACTTAGCACCCCTGGGAGTGAGGTGATCATCTATCTCCCGCTCCAGATCCCAAGCATCATCAAATTGTCCGGGACGTACAGTGAAGAACTGACTTATTGTGCTTCCAACCTCAACATTTAGGTATGAGAACTGAAAACTAAGTATATCATAGTTATCTACAATTACAGTAACAGGAGATCCAGTTTTAGTCTGAGCTGGGATACCTCCATTGTGTAGGCCTTCAATGAAGTCCTGAACCATGGTTTCCCAAGTATCAGCGAAAATGAAGTAACTCCAGTTTGAACGATTATAAATTGTAGGTGATGGAGTAAACTTTATGTAAGGATCAAGTGTTGACCAATCTGCGTCAGAGTGTTGAATATACTGCCATACTCCGCCTATCTGAACCATCTCACGACGACAGACATTTTGTGCCTTTCCATAACTTTGTGCAGTGAAGCAGTTAATAGCATTGTCTAGATTGACACCAACAGATCTGTTCATGAAAAGGACACGTTTGGCCCTGGCAGCTGTTAAGTACTGATCAGGAATTAAGTCAAATTGAGAAACAGCTTCCTTACCAGCAGTCTGTGCATACAGAGGTGAGAGTGCAAAGATCATGTAAGCAACGAGAGCTACAATCATTACTACCTCGTAGAAAATGAACCAGTTGACTGATCACAGCCGTCTCCGTTGCAGCTTTCTGCAATGAAGAACCAGTTCTGGTTAGGCTGCAGACCTGATGCTGTTAGGAAGTGATTGATGACATAGGATGCATCACTAACAGTTTTAGGTAAGAAGCCTATGCGATTATACTGAACTGCTGAATTTGATGACCTGTCAGTCTTCCATGTAAAGTGGATAGTCTTTTTATCTGTAAGATCCTTTGAGGCTATTACAGGTGATGTGAAGGTAGGAGGTACTGGTTTCCAATCAGCATATGCTTCGTTGGATGGGTCACTCCTGATGACAGTTCCATCATCCTCCATGACATGTGCTGTGAGTACGTAGTACCAACGTCCTATTCCAGGTTTGTCTATAGTTGTTTGAATAGAGTTCCCACCAAGTATTGTCTGCTTAGGAATGCTTGGGAAGGTTCCACTAGTTGTTGATTCCCATAGCTCGAATCCAGTTAGTCCAGCTGCTTCAGGGTGAGGTTCCCAAGTAGCAGTCTTTGTTTGAGCTATAGCATAGACTGAGGCTAACACAAAGACAATAGTTTGAACGATTTTGGATCGAACTTTCATTTCTTGCCTCCACGCTGATCTTTGTTTATTATCAAGTTTAACTGTTGAACAGTTGCTGCTAAGCTTATTGATGCACTAGTCAAACTTTCTTGATTACTTATAAGTCTCTCAATGACTTTCTCATGTTGCTTCTGGCCAACTTCTAACGTAGTTATTCTACTCTCATTAGAAAGTATAAAACCAATTGCAGCACCGACAATAGGAAGTACAACAACCCAAAGTTTGTTGACTTGTATATATCCACTCCTAACACTGTCCTCAACTTTTACTCCCATCATACGTACCTCCAATCATCAACTGGCTTTTCATAAGTCAGTTCTTTATATTCAGCCTCGATATCTCCTGGATCCTCTTTCGGTGAGAAGTAACGTTCTCCAAGTTCTAGCATTTCCACGAGATAAGCTAGGCAGTCCATAAGATCCCAGAGAGCTGATCGAGGGAACATGAGAAGTTGTTGTTCAAGCTTCTTTATTGTGAAGCAAGATGCATTGTGGTAGATGTAGCCGCCACGATAGTATGGAACAAGCTCACGTATACGAAGCTCCTTCTTCATCCCACCACGAGCTTTGAGCCAAATAAGTTCGAAAAATGTACCTCGGCGAAACATCTCATTTTTGATAGGCTGTTTGATAAACTCATTGAGTGAAGTTTCTTCAATTCCAAGTACCTTTGCACCCAGCCTTTGGCCCATGCCGAACATAGCGTCGTAGATTTCATCTGGGTACATTTTGTCAGAAATAGCATCTCTGACGTAGACCTTGGCACTTGCAAGGTCAATTCCTATACCAATTATAGCAGATTCGGCAGAATGAATCTTGACAGTCTTGGCTGGATCGAGAATTACTACAGTCTCTATGTTTTTATCCTGCTGAACCTCGACGTCTAGTAACTTTAGGTCATTTTCTGTTCCAGGACGTTCCGGGGGGAGGTTGTAATACTTAAAATATTGATGTTGGAAGGTAGAATCTTTGGTAGAGATAGGCAGATTGCGTAATTCTCGGAAGAAAACATCAGTTTGGCCGGCATCTACATGCTGTTGCCACTCTTTTTGTATAGCTTCGTCAGACATGAAGTGAGGAGCAGTGGATTTGAAGTCGTCATCGCAAGCTTCGAGACGTGCAGATGACCATTCTGGGGAATCTAGTAACTTTTGAAGTACAGAATCCTCGTGTTTTAAGGTGTCTATGTAGACTATTTTCCAATTTCCTGCTTCTTCACCTATTCTAGGCACAGCTTTCATTACGTCAGCGTAGAGCCATGAGTACCAGCCCTTGCGAATTTCCTCATTTTCAACCTTTTCAGGGTCCTCAAGATCATCTATGACAATTAGCCCAGGTCGACTATTCTTGAATAAGACACCTCGAACCTGCTGGCCAGCCCCCCGAGGCCATACTAAGGTATCATATGCTACCCAAGCTTTCTTGCTAAATACTTCGTCGAACTCAGCACCAGTCACATCTCGTTGTTTGAAGTCGCCGAAGAAAGCTCTGATTTCCTTGTTAGTGACCATCTCACGGCGAAGGTTTTCAGTTTGAAGACTGGCCGCATCGTGACTATGGTTGATGTAGACTATGAATGGAGTAAGCCTGAACAAAATGTAGCGTGCAATTAGTGCTTCAGCAACAACTGACGTTTTGCCCCAGCCACGAGGAGCAGCTATTGCAACCTTCTGTGCTGGGCCGTCTATGAGTTCAAATATCTTCCCATGTACATTCTCGGCAAATGGCATGTAGAAGCGCTCAGGGAAGAAAGTCTTAGCAACCATCCTTGTTGAGATGCCACACCTTACCAGGATTTCAGAAAGTTGATTATCCAACTTTAGTTCTACCTCTATTGATAAGGTCTACAGCTTCCTTATTTTTCGATAGGAAGTATTTCATGGCTACTCTAGGCTCTACTTTCCCAGTTCTTCTGTATGAGCTGTGCCAGTTGTGTCCTACGACTAATTTACTACCTCCCAAGCCATGCATGATAGATACTTTGTTGGTTAGAGCTAACTTCCATCCATGCATTATAGCTCTAACACACATATCTGCATCTTCATATCCGTAGCCAGAGTAGTTTTCGTCTAGCAATCCTATCTCATCAAGCATTTTTCTTTTAAGATATACGCAGGTAAATGATATTCTATCATTGCTCTTAGCACTGCAGTATCTTATGCCGGATGGGAACTTGACCCACAAATGCGAATTAGACAGCTTGGCAAACTTATTATTCGTACCTCCATCAACAACTGGAGCTGCTATACCTATTGATATGTCACTGTAGGCAGCTTCCCTGAGAGTCTCGAATGTTAGTCTATGAATCAACCTGGTATCGTCATTTAATAGTATTACATCATTAGGAGCTACATGATTTATTCCTACGTTTACAGACCTACTGAATATAAACTTATCATAATCAGTCCTCACATAATCATATCCGTAGCCTCTGTCATGACTGTCGGAAATTATTAGTATGTGAAAACTGCATCCAAACTCCTTTAGTGACTCTAAAAGTGGCTGGATTATATCTTCAAATCTGTTAGGTATGATAATGCTACAGTTGTTCATACGGCTCAATGTAAAACAAGTCAGCAACTTGATTGGTTCTCTTAATAGCTTTTACAAAAACACCAGGGCATTGAGGATCACTGTGCAACTTAAGTATTTCCATGTCAGAGAGTATGTCAGACATGTTATCTACACTGAATCTCCAGTAATCAGCTGGATGGTCATGTTTCTTGAATCCACGAGATCTGCATGTGAGAAATAAGGTACCATCCATACGAAGTACGTACTTAATTCCGTATATTGCTGACCTCCAGTTCTTAGCATGTTCTAGCATTTCCGTACATATAATTACATCGAATAGTCCTGGTGAGTAGTTTGCAGGTAAGTTTTCAGCTTCTATAACTTTGTCAACTCCCTTACCAGGTCTTATGTCTATGCCTACGTATGAGAGTGGCTTGAGTGACATTATTATAGTCCTAGGAGATCCATTTACGTCTAGACTACCTACTTCTAGTACAACTTTGTCCTTGATTTCCTCAGGACTTATATTAGACCGCAGAAAGTCCATTACGCTCTTGTGCATAAGTTTGATCAATTTTGGAATGATCTTGATCCCAAGGCTTGGAGGTAAGTAGTTGCTCAAAGCTCATGATCTTACGACTGTCAAGCCAGTTCTTTTCATTAGTGCCAATTTCAATAGCTTTGGACCACCACTTGTCGATGTTTATGTACTTACCAAAGCGTTCGGTTAGAGCCTTCCTATTACGTTGCATCATTGGCTCGCCACCAAGCACGTAGCAACTAACCAGGAACCCAAAAGTGTGGGGGAAGTTGCCACTTGATGTGTAGCGTCTGTACTTCTCATGATCGTTTAGGTCTTTGGCTAGGAAGGCCTCATTACTGTTTCCGTTGTTACCTATACGAGGAAATGGACCTATGTGAATGCAAGAGTTGGTAGGAACTGCCCAGTTTTTGAAGCCGAGGAGCCAAGGCTTAATTCCTATATGCATGTCACCTCCACCCCAGCTGACTCTGTGCTCAGATAGGGCACCGTAGCCGTTTAGGCCCTTGTCTTTATCTAAGAACCAGCTCCTTCGACAGATCCATGGCATGCCTTTCCAAGTAATCATCCTTTCGTGATCATAAGCAGTGCCCCAAGGACCTAGTTCATGTCTGGAGATATTTCTATCGTGCCTAGCCCTCGACTCATGCTGATGAGCCCAGGAGATAGGAGCGTGGGCAAAACCTAGAGTTGGGTCGTTATATCTACGATCCATGAAACTAACTAAGTCCTTAATGGAGTCCCTACCAACTATCATGTGTGAATCAAGACATATGATGTACTCACCAACAGCCTTCTCAGCAGCCAACTCACGAGCTGTGAATAGACATGGGAAGTCCTGATAGAACAACTTGAGGGTCCCATCTCTGCAGTAACCAGTTGGAAGAGCACCTCTTAAGTGGTCCCTAATTTTCTTATCAGAGTTGTCTACGACTATTACTTCACCAGCACCTTTGCCAAGTGGACGTAGCTCTTCTATACATGATCTAACCGTTACAGCTAGCATTGCTAAGTCGTTGCGATTAGCTATGATGACAGATACTATCATTTAGCTACCTTAGCTCCTGCATATACAGCTACAAAGGTTCCAGTAATTGAAATAATAATTTCTTTCCAGTGTGTCCTGAACTTTTCCTGTAGCTGAAACCACTCCTTAACAAGGTCTGATTTCTTATCAGGAGGGAGGTTAGACCTAAGAATTTCCTTAACAACTGGATCCTCAAGTATAATCTTTCCACCTTGAGGGCCTGTAACTTTAACCTGACGGCCTCCACAACTGACGCTAATCGCTAAGATTACTATCAGTGCTAGTTTCAAACTGTTTCATCCAATCTTTTACTTTTGCTAAGTAGACTGACCTGTCCTTTGGATCACAGAAGTGAATAGTAGCTTTTTCAATACTCTTCCATCGTTTAAGAAGTAACTTTAGAAAGGCTACTCCACAAGCTACATCAACAAGATCGTCGTCAATAGCTTGCATTGATAATAGCAAGTCTTTCATAGCAATAGATGACATCTGAAAGACTCCTAGGCAATTTGTAGGTGACTTTTGTCTTAGGCCAAGTGAACTCTCAACCATTGCAATTGAGTTGGCCCAGGCAGGATCTATGCCAAAGATTTTAGCAAAGATTTCAATCTTCGCCTTTGTCTCCGATTGTTTTCTGTTCAGCTTCAACTTCTATCACCATACCAGCCTCTTTGGCTGCTAGAATACCCCTTCTCTTGAACTCAGTCAGTTCTTCAGCTGTTAGACTTAAGGAAGTAGCCTGTGAATAGATCTTGGTAGGCACACGTAGGCCAGAGAGCTCAAGTAGGACTGTGTCAGCTACCTTCATCTTGTCCCTCAAGCCTATTTCCCCAGACTCGTCATCAAAAATCTCATGATATGTAGCTAATGCTTTATCAGTGAGGACTCTGACTTTCTCAACAACTTTCTTAGTCTCCTCATCACGTTCCTGTCTTATCTCAGATAACTTGTATTCCCCAAGATGACTATTTAACGTGTTAGAGACAGTCTGAGGATGGATGTTAAGGATCTCAGCAATCTCTGTCTGCTTAAATCCCTTAGCAGCTAAATTAACAATCTCATGATGGCGCTGCCAGAGCTGCTTAATGTTGTGAGCCTTCCTCTCAGTAGCTGGAACCCTACGTCTGTCCTCTTCTCTATATTCAAACCCATAAAGTCCGTTTCTCTCACTCACTTCCATCACATTATACCTCTAAATATACCATACCACACTTCCATAATAAATGCAAGGTAACTTTATGTACAATTTGAAAGTACGATCAATTTTGGTTCGATCTATTACTAAACCTTTAGTTGCATCTCCTCAACTACTCTCTCACAAACCACTCAATTGTCCGTACCAAGATCAATCCATTTCAATTCGTTGACCACAATCCTACGAGCATTGTACATTTTAGTTTGATTGGAAGAAGTGTGGGAGAGCTAACCCCGCGCCGTACGTCATACGTCTCCCCCATGCCCTCGAAACAAATCCCTTGACAAACAACGTGGGAGGGGTTATGATGGTGACAATCGCGGGTGAAACCGCGAGACGATCATTGACAATTAGGGTTCGACCATTCAAATCTCGAGCGGATTTGTGGCATGAAAGGATTTGTCATGACCATAAACCTTAACGAGAAATTGACGGGAATCGTCCGAACAATATCCGCATCCGTTAGGTTGGATACGGATATGCCGAAAACCCAGGCAAAATCAATATTTCTCGATATTGATTTCTCCGAATGCACACTTGGAGATATTTTGGACTTCGCGTGTGCGGACCGGAGAATTGCATGGGCGAACGGTGGAAATGGCCGGAAGGCATACCCATCGTTGAAAATCGGCCAACATGTAAAGGTGTTGGCCAAATCGGCAGGTGCGAAAACCGTTGACATTTTTGCATATGTCAACGAGCAGGCACGTGCGGCCGGTATCACGCCAAAAGAGTGGCTTGATGCCGAGGCCAAAAGGCGCGGTTTGGAACCGCTGGGGAAATAACAACTTTCCGCCACGAACCGCTCGAGTTTTGGATGGTTAAGCCAATTGGAGGTGTTATGAGATCAATTGGGAAGGTAATATGCACAAAGGAGTATCCAAAACTCCTACGTGGTAGAGGTAATAGGATAGTCCTACACCTATCAGATATCCGAGACTGGGATAGGGGTATATGGAATATCGGCTTGTATGAGGTATTCAAAGGGCCAGATAGGCCAGGAACTACGCCACCCACCGCACCACCCACTGCATAACAACTGCTGAAGGGTAGATAGTTCACAGCTGTCTACCCTCCTTCCTTTAGTTATGTAGTTCCATAGTTCGATTTATTTTGGATTGAACTTTTGCTTCTATTATATAGATAGTGTGAGTTGTTCGTAGTGTTGTGAGTTGTTAGTGAGTAGTTATATTGTGTGTCTATAATAATTGTACATTGACATATTAACGACACTCATGTTAATATCGTTAATAACGAAAATGTGTGAGTGCCATTATGTATTATTATATATATATATCTATATATAGGAGAGTAGTGTGTGGTGTGTGTTGGGTGGTGGGATAAGGCACTAACACATTATGGTTAATGTTGGTTATTTGGTATGGATCAATCTGTCATTAATAGATCGAACCATTTTGGATTGAACTGGTAATTTGTGAAGTGCTTGACAACTGGGTGTAAGTTGTGTTATGATGGACAACATGAGCGAATTGAACAATGGAGGGAACAATGAACTGCGATCACGAATTAAAACCCATCAGAATCGGACCTAAGGGAAAGTTTATTTCAAGTACTAGCAGCCCCGCTGGGCAAGGAGGAGAGACAAT